CCATGAACCACCATCACATGCAATAATAACCTTACCGTATTTTTCACGATACTTAAGGTTGTACATTCTAAGTGAATTTAATATAAGGTGGCGAATGAAGCTCTCTTCAATCTTATCGTTTTTTACTTGAGAAAAAACACTTGAAATTGCAATGCCGCTATAGTCGATTAGAATCATTTTTGTTTGTAGTAGTTATGTAATTATACTCTAAAAATTCACAAATGTAAACTACTTTTTCCATAAATTTTTAACATGTTTTGCATTGATGCGGCAGCCAATAAAAGCATTATAGTATTCTTCTTTTAGCAGGACTTCTTTTTCAAAATGATACTTTGCTTCAATGTATGATAGTTCACCTTTTGCTTTACACAAGTCAAGTATTTCTCGGCTCCAATCGTGCGGGCGTTCTGCTACCAATGTTTGCACAATTTCACTAGAGCCATAATAATTTACCCAATCGCTTTGAACAATCTTAATCCGCTTTTTCTTTTTGCCTTTTAGCGGAGGAAGCCGCCTGGTGCTTAATAATAGTTTTTTACCAATATACTTCTTGGCTGTTAGATTATCTGTAATCTCATACACAAACCCGATATAACCATTGGATATCCACTCAGCCGCAATTGTTGTATCAAATACTTCGCCTTTATAATACCATTCCATAATATATAGTCTTTAATCAGGGTCATATTCAAATGAGTCATCCTCAGTTCCGTAAGTACGATGCGTACCGCAAAATGGACAAAATTCTGGATATAGCTCTTCAGCTTCGTCATAATTGTCTTCGTCATCTTCGTCAATATTTGATGTATAATCAGCACTATCGTCCCATGATATTTCATATACATATTTACATTTTGGACATTTGTTATGTTCTAACATATATTATATATTATGCTTCACATGTGCTACAATTCATAATTGAGCGTGATAGTTCCTGTGAAGGGTTTGCGGACCTTTGATAATACAAACCTTTAACACCAGACTCCCATGCAAAAATCATAAGTTCATTTACTTCTTTTGGTTTAACCTTTGGTCCAATCATAATGTTAAGGCTTTGTCCTTGGTCAATATACTTCTGACGTTGTGCGGCTTGAATAACAATCTCCTTTTGAGAAATTTCGCCAAAGGTTTTAAACACGTCTCTTTCAGAGTCAGAAAGAATTTGTAGGTGTTGAACACTACCGCCATGAACTAAAATATCACGCCAAGTTTCACTATTATCAAATCCTTTGCTTTTAAGTAGCTTTGATAGGTATGGATTTTTATATGTAAATTTACCTTTTGCAAGATCTTTAACAAAATAATTGCTGTTAAGTGGTTCGATAGATGGGCTAACCTGTCCAAGAATAAACGATGAACTTGTGGTTGGCGCAATAGCAATAGTTGTAGCATTGCGGCGACCATATCCTTTTAGCAATTCAGGCTCACCAAAAAGAGTTGCAAGTTGTGTTGTCGCAGCATCACATTTTTCACGTAGTGTTTTAAAAATACCAATGTTTTCAAACTTTGCTTCCATACTTTCAAACGGAATATTTTTGCTTTGTAGGTAACTATGCCAGCCAAGTACACCAACACCCAATGCACGCTGATTAATTGCAAACTTACGAGGAGCGTCCATATGCGCCATACCTTCAGTCTTGTCAATAAATTCTGTCATAACACTATCAAGGAAATATACCAATGTTTCAATGGCATCGGTATCTTTCAGGTCATCCCAACGTTCAAGGTTAATTGACGATAAGTTACAAACAAAACTTTCATCTTTGCTTGTACTCAGGTAAATTTCATTACAGTTATGTACAACAGTATTATTGGCTAAAAATGTACTTGTTTTGGGTACGGTAATATCATATACCGGCACTTTTCTTTCGAGTTTTTTTCTAGTAATTTTAAGTTTCATGTCCATTGTAGTTTTGCTGTATTGTATATATCTTTTGTATCTTTTCGCTTATACATTTTTGTGTCAAATTGTAAACCGCTCCGTTCTTCTGCTAGTTCTCTTAAACCGATAAACCCTTTATTATTAAATCTAAAAGGTCGAAAACTAAGTAAATACGGCTCGTTATTTTTCGTCGCCCACCCTACCCAGATATTTCGATGTGGTAAAAAACCAATAACAGCTGAACACTTAAGATATGACATCAATATTTGTTCATCTGTATATCCTTTTGACTTTCCATTTTTTAAACCGCTATTACTCTTGCTTATTTTTCGGCAATGCTGTTTACTAAGTTTGTTTCCTTTAGTATGATGAGCCCATCTACCAGACAATATATTAGGGTGATCTATCGCCACATGACCAACTATTTTATTTGTAATCATGTCCTTTGCCACTACAGTTCCTTTAAATTGTTTAGATACCTTTTTGCTCCATTCGGTTTTTCGTTTTTCATATATGTACCCTTTACCGAGTGTGTGTTTAAATAACGTCCTGTTAATTAAATGCGGTGAAATATTTATCATAAGAGTTAAACTTGCTAAACAACCATATTCGTATCGAGTCCCTTTGTGTATCTTGCATAAGAGAAGATGCGCAAAAAGATGTTCTCTAGGTGGCAGATTAACAATATTTGACGCTGAATCTGGATCTCCAGGTAGGTGACCTATAGGGCCCTTTCTTTTTCTATTAATATGAAAAAAATCTGGTACTATATGATGGCGTTCAGTATATTCATTTGTAGTTGCAGCAATTCGAAATTTATTGATTAAGTTTGTATAAATGTTTTCATAGTTCATATGAGTTTATTTATAATAAACTATATTTCATTGCATACTATTTTTCATCGTAATAAGTTTATCGTTTTCTTCAAGATATTGAGCTTCAACCCATCCTCTATTTTCAGTTAGGATTTTATGTTTTGGCGTACATTCAAGTATATTGCCATCCGGTGTCTCAATTACAATCAACTCGTCAACTTCAGCGGTTTTGGCAGCAGCACTAACCTCAGCCCAAACAAAAGTTTTATTAATATTATCCCAAGATCTTGTGTAAATTTTTTCCCAAATACCTAGATTAAAATTAAAGGTGAAATCATCTAATTGTATCCATGTAGCGTCGGAACCATCTTCCTTTGTTGAAATTTCAATTAAAGTATCGCCGACAAAACAAAGGTTTGAAGCATGAATTGTTTTACCTTTGTCTTTGTAAACTTGAGGTGCGCCATTATTTGCAGTATCACTAAAAAACAAGTATGGATATCCGCTTTCAAAGCGCTTCTTGATAACCAATCCCCAGGTCTTACGTGCTTCTTTATCACCATCAATCATACGACGCATCCAACTATCACTAACAGTAACACCAATACTCATGTCTTGAATAGTATGGCCTTCACCTTTAATCTTAAGGAATTCTTCAATGTCTGGATGATCAATTGGTAGGTATGCCGCAAAGCTACCGCGGCGAACATTACCTTGAGAAACCACACTCATTAGTTTATCATATAGTTCCATAAAGTGGACAGCACCAGTGCTAGTGCCTCCCGTACTAATTGGAGTACCGCGGCCGCGCAGTGCGCCAAAGTAGGCACTAGTGCCACCTCCATTTTTTGTCATCATTGCAATTTCTGCAATTTTTGAACCAGCAATCTCTTCAAGAGTATCACTAATATAGGTACCAAAGCAACTAATTGGTAAACCACGTGTGCGCCCACTGTTACTCCAAATTGGGCTGCTCAAAGAATAGTATCCACGATTCAGGTATGATTCAAATTTTTCAGCAAACCCAGGCAAGTTTAACCTTGCTTCAGCAGCAACCGCAATGTCATGCATGCGACTTTCAGCCGTTTCACCAGCTTCTTCAAGAACATATCCGCGACTTAGGAACTTTCGACTGTCCTTGTTTAACCAATAAATGTCTGTTGTACTCATAATGTAAATTATATATTAAAATAAATCGTCCTCACCAAAGCTTTGATTCTTCTTGCTATATTCTACTGGACGTGATGCAAAAAAATCTGTCATGTTATTACCATGAAGTTGTTCTTCAAACCACATTGTTTTTTGCATTAGTGTTTCGTCAACCGTAAACGGCTTAACAAAACCAATTTGAGACATACTTTCATTAATACGGTTTTTAATAAACTCTTTAAGAATTGGTGCGTTTAGTGACTTTTCATTAATACCATTAAGCATCCAATCAACAATTTTGCTTTCGGCTTTTAGTGCTTCATTTGCAGCAAGGGCAATCCTCTTTTCCAATTCGTCGTCAAACAACTCAGGAGATTCTTGACGTATAGTATTAATAATTTGTATACCAACAAGAGCGTGAATATTTTCCTCGTTACGTGTATACTTAACTTGTTGGTCTGCATGCGGCAATACGTTTTCAAATGTCTTAAACCAATTAATAACATAAAACTGACTAAACAAACTAACATTTTCAACAAATAGCGTAAACAATATTAGAGCATACAGGTATTGCTTATGGCTATCCTTATAAAATCGATGCGTGTATTTTTTAAGATATTTGACTCGCCCCTGAATCCATTCGAGCTTTAGGTTTTCTTCAAAAATGTCCTCCATGTCCAATATACTAATTAGTCTTTCATATGCGTTATTATGAATTACTTCAGTATTTGCCATAACAAAACCAAGGTCTTGTAGTGAAGGATGCGGAAGATTATCGCCAAGCTTGGCCCAAAAAGTTTTAACTGCCACTTCAATTTGACCAATCGCACTAAGTGTACGAATAACAATTTCGCGCCGCTGATCATCTAATACTGTTTTAAAGTCGTGTAGATCTGGTTGAAAATTAAATTCCTTATCGGTCCAGAACCCATCATGCATAGCCTGAATGAATTTTTCGGTCCATGGGTAATGATTTGGTTTGCGACTAACCTGTTCTTGAAATATACTCTGTTTTTGATTTTCCATATTGTTTTAAAGTCATAAAAATAGGCTACGATTGTAGCCCATCTGCCTATACGTATTATATATTAAAATCTATTGGATGTAAATATTAAAATCCTTTGGATTCATTTGCAGCTCTTTTTCTTATGCTGCGTAACGCGCCATTATCACTATTACGCAAGACTATTGTATTCTTGGTGTTTTTACACGCATAATCATACAAGCACTTTTGTGCTTCATCTTTTAAGTCTAAATAGTTTGACCATCGCTCAAAAGTATTTCTCCCAGTTTCAAACCTAGAAAATACATTGCCTGGTAAGTCAAACATTTTCCATGAATTTCCACTCTCAGGATATTTATTTTTACGTTTCCCTGTTGGCGGTAACGCTACATCTGCAGTTGTCACATCTTCATTTTTCATTGTATTAAGTCTCCTTTTGTTACAAAAATGGTTTGTTTAGTTTTTATATGTTGTGCTTTATAAACCGAAACACCAAAAATTGAACCAACAGGATCAGAGTCTTCAGTAATACTAACCTTACTCTTTTTTAATGCATATACTTCACCGGTTGTTGGTAATGCAATATCGTGCGCAAGAATATAAATGCCAGAACGCAATGCACCTCTTTCATTTAAATACCAAGTTGATTCATGCAGGTCATCTAGGTTTAGTTTTACAGTACACGCTTTTTCAATAATAGCACAGACTTTTGCATCCGATAGCCCAGTATGTTCTTTTAGCAAATATAGCGCGGTAAGATAGCTAGCAATTGTAGTTTTACCAAAAGGAATTTTATTTAGAGTGCGTTTAATGTTATATACCAATCGATGAAATAGGTTATACTTATCTTTGTCCGCAGCTGTTTCAGGTTTCCGTATAACATTACCTTTATCATCTAATATGCCAGCTTTAAACGCACCGGTTTTTTCCCAAGGTGTAGTTAGTAACCTAAGAAATCTAAATGCATAAAAGGTGTCGCCAGTTCTTGATAGTAATCCCATAATTAAATTTGTTGAAGTTTTATTGCAACATATAAGTCGCTAGGTATAGTATTATATTCATCCTCATGAATATAATTTAGGTATAATAAAAATGTTTTAAGTGCTGGCCAATGAATTTCATTGATTTTGTAAAAGCACATATTTGTAGCCGCTTTAAAAAAAAATATATTATGT